TCCACTGACTGGGTATGACACTGTGAAGTTTTATATTCTTCCCACCACAGAAGACGGACAGCCAGCACAGAGTGGGCTAACTGCAGATCAAACACCGCCCACTGTGGACGGTACTCAAGGTGGCCAAGGTCTTACTCCAAGCTCAGACGGTTACACAATTGGCTACTTGACCGGAGATGGCATTGCTCCAAACGGATTACCTGTGACTCCGGGGGTTAGTTTTCCAGCAATGCCTGCAATCGGCGACTATGCACTACGATTAGATTACTTTCCAAATCGCCTGTTTCGTTACAACGGTGCAACATGGATCAAGATTGAAGACAGTGTTCGCATTAAACCTGTGTTTGAATCCGAAGGACCAGCAGCCTCACAGCGAGCCAGCTTTGTCAACAACAGAAACACAGTACAGACCACGGATCGCGGTGCTATTCCAAGTCGCCAGAGTCTCAGTGACCTACTCAAGCCCAACGCAGACAATGGTGGTTAAACAACAATGACAACAGTAAATTCAGCAGAAAATCCTATGTTCTTTTACGACGAACAAATCCGTCGCTTCTTGCTACAGTTTACCCGTATCTTTTCAAACTTTCAAGTAGAATACGGGCGCAATGAAGAAGGCACAGCACATACTCTAGTACGTGTGCCCATTAGATATGGTGATTCCAGCAGGCAGGTGCAAACCATCATGCAGAACAACTCTGCCAGTTTCATGACTTCTGTTCCTATGATGAGTTTTTATATTTCTGGATTTGACTATGATCGTCCTAGAATGCAAGAACCCTACTATGTCAGTAACATTGCTGTGCGTCAACGCACATACGATGACACCACTGACACTTACGAAACCACACAGGGCAATGCGTTTACTATTGAACGACTGATGCCTGTGCCTTATAAACTAACACTTAAACTGGACCTGTGGACCAGCAATACTAATCAAAAGATGCAGTTGTTGGAACAGATTGTGGTGTTGTTTAATCCTGCATTGGAAATTCAAAGCACAGACAACTATTTAGATTGGACCAGTTTAAGTATTGTTGAGTTAGAATCAACACAATGGACCAGCCGGTCAGTACCAGTTGGGACCGAAGATCCAATTGATATTTGCACAATGACATTTACTCTGCCAATTTGGATCAGTAGCCCGGCCAAAGTTAAGAAATTGGGTGTGATTGAGCGTATTATCAACAACATATACGATGCCAACGGTGATGCGTCAAATGCTGTGCTGAACAATGACCTGTTGCTGGGTACACGCAGGATAATTACGCCATGGGAGTATCAGACCTTGTTGATCGGCAACAAGCTACAGGTGTTACGTCCCAATGCTGTAGTAGACGAACCCAATGCCAATTTGACGCCGCAAGATAACCCATCAAGTAATTTGTTGTGGGCTGCTGTGGTTGGCGCTTACGGAGTGTTGCGCCCGGGTATTAGTCAGATCTTTTTAGAACAACCTGATGGCACAGAAGTTGCCGGAACTGTGTCGTATGATCCTACCGACGACCGATTTATGCTGTATAATATAGACGAAGACACTGTGCCGCAAAACACCTTGTCGCCTGTCAGGTCAGTCATTGATCCTTTACGCAGTGGGCCCGGCGCTGGATTACCGGCGCCTGCAGAAGGTCAACGTTACTTGTTGACCGACAACACTGGCAGTGACAGTGGCTATGCCGAGGCATGGCAAGGAACATTGGGACAACCATTGATTGCTAACCAAAATGACATTATTGAATATGTAGATAATCGATGGCAAGTGGTATTTGAAAATAACTCCAGTCCCGATAACATACAATATGTAACCAACATAACCACTGGAATTCAATATCGATGGACAGGCACAACATGGGTCAAAAGCTATCAAGGACTGTATCCAGGAGGCCAATGGAGAATAGTACTGTGACGGCTGTGGGTGTTTGGTTCTACAGTGTCAGCACACAAAGGTATCTTTACCTGTTGCGTAATGACTCACGACATCCAGACTCATGGGGATTACCTGGGGGCAAGATTGACTCTGGCGAAACACTGATTGAAGCAATGACACGTGAGTGTACAGAAGAATTAGGCAGCATGCCCGAATATCTACGATTAGTTCCTATTGAAAAATTCACCAGTGCTGACGGTGGATTTACCTATCACACATTCTTTTGCAGTGTGGCCCAGGAGTTTGCTCCGGTGCTGAATGATGAACACATTGGATGGGCATGGATTGCATCAGGCACATGGCCAAGACCCATGCATCCAGGGCTATGGTCAACTGTGAACTTTGATGCTGTTCGCGACAAAATGGCTACTGTGGAACACAGTGTTCAGATATCGCAGTGACTTATAAATGGACGAATGTCCATGCAAGATACATTGGCATTCATGCGCCACGATTTGGGCACATTTGATGGTTCTCCAATGAATGTGAACTTAACAGCAGGATATGCCATCAGCACGCCGTTCACATGTGCAGACCATGCACTCACTGTGCCAACTGTGTCATTGCTGTACCCTAGTGCATAAATTTCTTTGTGGCCGTCAAATGCTGCCATCCACAACACCATTGCTTCGATTGCTATGATTGTGTTGTAAGGAATCAGATAAAATTGTCCCGGATGAATCAAACAATTTCGCGTACTGGCATACACAATATTTTCATTTACATAATCAGATTCAATCAGTTCATTGATAATAGTTTTGTCAAACTCAACTGCAAAATCTAACTTCATTTCTTTGGCGATAGTGCCGGTTCCGTATGTCTGCAACTTTTTTGATTTGAGCAGGCCACCTTTGTGTCGCTGTAGTCTTGTATAATCAAACAGATCTCGGTGTACATTGCTGCCAATACAGGCAGCACGTCCACTGGTGTGCAGATTGATAATTGGATTGGGCACCCACTCTCTGTTCTGAATTTTTTTACCACCAGACCATCGGCTTTCGGTGATTACAAATTCACCTTCGTAGTCTGTTCTGTATCTTTCATGTATCATCTTAGATTTTTTATTTAACTGTATGTAAAAAGATAGGGTCCGAAGACCCTATCTTGTCTGCTTACTTATCGGTTTAGTTACGGCCAATTACAACTTCAATTGTGCCTTCGGCACCGTCAAAGTTCTCCAGGGCCTTGCCAATGATACTGCCTGCACGAGCTGAGTTGTCCACTTGGGCTGCACCGTTGCCGGCTGCTACCATCATGTCACCTTTGGCAACTGGGCCAATAACTCTACAAGGTACACGACCTTGCAGTGCAACCATTGCCACATGTTCAGCTTCTAAGCTGGCATTCATGATGTAACTTGGGTTAGTACTCACAACACCTGCTACACGAGTTGAGCCTGCTTCATCAGCCAACGTAACTTCTTTGTCGCCACCAAATGCAACCACTGTTCCTGGTGCGTACTCTGCATCTGCTTCATACTTCTCTGCCAAGTCAGCGTATTGCGCACTTGTTGCTTTGGCAAATATAGTGTTAAACGTAGCACTAGCAGAACCAATGTTACCAGTGCCGTTAGCACCACCGTTGACAATACCGCTGACAACTGTGATTGCACCACTTACTGTGAGTGATGTCAATGTGCCAACTGAAGTAATATTGCCTTGTGCGGCTGTGGTCACTGTGCCTGCTGTGGTTGCTGTGGTTGCATTTGTAGCACTAGGCACAGTACCAGTTACGTTAGCACCAGGTATTGATGACAATCCAGCAGCCGATCCATTGAACTGACTACCAGTTACCTGTCCAGTTACACTCACTGTGGTACCTGTGTGATTTGTGCCACTGATGTTGCCACTGGAAATGTTGCCAGTTACAGCCAATGCAGTTAGTGTGCCAACAGTTGTAATGTTAGTTTGTGTGGCTGTTGACAGTGTGCCTGCAATGTTTGTTGCAGACAAATTACTGACAGTAGCATTACCAGTTGCACTAATAATACCGCCTGTCAACAAGTTACTAGCAATTACGTTACCAACGGCACTTACATTACCACCAGTTACAATGTTACCACCTGTTATTGTACTTGTAGCACTTACTACACCACCAGTCAGTATATTACCACCTGTTATATTGCCAGTTGTACTTACTGTACCGCCTACTGGAGTAACCACGTTACCAACAAAGTTTGCACCAGTAATGTTGCCAGTCGCACTAACTGTACCAATTGTTGCAACATTGCCCACAGTAGCAGTACCTGTAGAACTAATTGCTCCACTTGTGACCAAATTGCCACCGGTTACAGTGCCATTTGCACTGACTGTGCCAGTTACGTTGACGCCAGCTGTGGTAAACACTGCAATGTTGCTAACACCGCCTACACTGATGTTGGCATTGCCGCTTGGCGTTAATATTTCAATGTTGGTTGAACCATTTAGAATCTTATCGCCTAGAATGTTGCCACTTAATGTTGCGTTACCTGACACAGTTAAATCGCCTGTGATGGCTACTAGGCCTGGGCTGATTGTTTGTATAGTATTGCCGGCAATTACTGTGCTGACATTACCATTTACACTGACAACGTCAACTTTAGAAGTACCAGAACTGATTGTGTTGCCGCTCACGTTCAAGTTGGTTAGTCCACTACCGTCACCAACAAATATACCCGGGCTAGCAAGTACTAAATTACCTGTGACCTGAATGTTAGCAGAAGTTTCGCTTGTGTCAATTATTGCATTGCCGGCTGCATTTCGGATCTCAGTAACACTGGTTGTGGTAGTAAACATACGCACGTCGATCACGTCACCTGCAGCAGGTGCTTCAGTGAATGTCAATGTTGTTCCTACTATCGCGTATGCTGTAGTTGGAAGCTGTTGAACACCGTTGATTGCAACAACAGAACCAGCTGTTGTGGACTCTTGTGACAGAGTAAACGACACAGTTGAGCCGTCACCGTTGAACTGGTTATCAGCAATAACTGTGAATGCCGGAGTACCAACTTCTTCCCATCCGTTATTCTGAGTAAATTGCTCAAGTGTATCAAACGATGTGTTGTAACGCAACATACCAACAACACCAGTAGCTGGACGTTGTGATGTATTACCAACCGGTGGCAATATTGAGTTAGTAGCGTTAATTGCCAGTATAGCACCAGTGGTCTGTACATTGCTGCCAATACTGATTGTGTTTGTTCCAGCATCTACAAACAACAAGTTAGCAACAGCGTTACCATTCACAGCAAAGTTTACATCTGCTCCAGCAGAGTTGATGTTGACAATACCATTGGTGTCGGTGATGTTATCACCTGAGATCACAATGTTACCAAACTTGCCGCTTGTTGCAATTACATTGCCTGCATCAACATTGCCAGTTGCACTGATCAATCCGCCTGTTAACACATTGCCACCAGTTACATTAGCTGTGGCGCTCACAGTGGTAGCTGTAACATTACCAATGAACGTGACACCAGTTACGTTACCACTTGCAGAAATGTCTACACCAGAAATTGTGTTAGCACTTGTGATTGTGCCGGTTGCACTGATCAATCCACCTGTGTTGACATTGCCCAGTGTGGCAGTTCCTGTAGAACTGATTGTGCCGCCTGTTTCTAAGTTGCCACCTGTTACTGTGCCGTTTGCGCTGACAGTACCAGTTACGTCTACACCACCTGTGGTAAACACTACCACATTACTTGTGCCGCTGATTGTGATGTTGGCATTGCCGCTTGGAGCAGTAGTAACATTAGTGTTGCCGTTTACCAATGCAATTGCGTCTGATGCTGACACGCCGGTCAATTGTGAACCGTTACCGATAAAGAAATTACCAGCGCCTGCAGTGATGTTACCAACAGAACTTATTGTACCACCTGTGTTGACATTGCCCAGTGTGGCAGTTCCTGTAGAACTGACGGTACCACCTGTGTTGACATTGCCTAAAGTGGCAGTTCCTGTAGCACTGATTGTACCACCTGTGTTGACATTGCCTAAAGTGGCAGTTCCTGTAGCACTGATTGTACCACCTGTGTCAACATTGCCCAGTGTGGCAGTTCCTGTGGCACTTACTGTACCACCTGTTTGTAAATTGCCACCTTTGATGTTGCCAGTTGCACTGATCTCTACTGTGTTAAAATTACCATTGGATGTGATGTTGCCAGCAGTCAAGTTACCAGTGGCACTTACCAATCCGCCTGTTAAGATGTTGCCGCCTGCTACATCACCGGTTGCACTGACAGTACCAGTTGTTCTGATATTACCGCTGTCAACATTACCAAAAGCACTTACATAACCACCAGTTGCCAAGTTGCCCACAGTGGTAGTGCCAGTTACACTGATTGCTGTACTGTCAATAGTTGCTAGGTTAGCAATGCCTGTTGTACTGATGTTGCCGCCTGTGATGTTGCCAGTGGCACTTAAACTGGCTGCTTGGAAAGTACCAGCAGTGCTGATGTTACCAAATGTACCGTTGCCTGTTGCGGAAACTAATCCACCTGTTAATACATTGCCACCTGTGATGTCGCCGATAGCACTTACAGTACCACCTGTGTTGACATTGCCCAGTGTGGCAGTTCCTGTTGAACTTACAGTACCACCTGTGTTGACATTGCCCAGTGTGGCAGTTCCTGTTGAACTTACAGTACCACCTGTGTTGACATTGCCCAGTGTGGCTGTGCCTGTAGCACTGATAGTTGCAGTGTTGACTGCGCCAGCAGTTGAAACATTACCAAATGTACCTGTGCCTGTGGCACTAACTGCACCACCTGTGTCAACGTTGCCAAATGTACCTGTTCCAGTTGCACTTACTAAGCCAACAGTCAGGACATTGCCAGCATCCACATTGCCTGTGGCAGTTAAACTTGTGCCGGTTGCAGCACCAATGTTAGGTGTAGTAAAGACTGCACTTGCTGGAACGACCAACTGGTTACTACCGTTGATACCGATTGTGGCATTGGCAGTACCGTCAGTGTTGACGTTGAAAACTGTGCCATTCAATGACAGTGCATTGCCGGCTGTGTACTGACCTGCACCACTGAATTGCAGCCACTCAATAGGATCTGTACCTATTGTCGTAACTTCATCAATCTGCACCCAACCTGTTGAGTCATATTCTGTACCACCAGTGACGAATGTAAAGTCACCGCCTGCAATTTCAGCAGCAGTATCAAAGTCAGTAGCACGGGTAAGTGTAGTACCGTTTGTGTATGTGTAGATACCATTGTGTGCGAGATTTACTTCGTCCTTGACAAGAATTCTAAAGCCAGCACTGGCAACGTTTACACCGTCTATTAATGTATATGTACCAGTAGTTGTTAGAGTTGCACCTACACCAGCAGTACCGTTGTTATAGGTAACAGTACCACCCGATATGACAGCAAGTGTGTCTGGAGTTGCGGCACCGCAACTTGCATGTACGTGTAGTCCTTCTGCCACTGTATCAACATAAAACTTAGTGGCAGCATCTTGTGCTTGCTCAGGATTTTTAAGGTTGTTGATGTAACTGGTGTTGACATTGATGTTGCCTGTGCCATTTGTTACCAAACTGATACCAGCGTTGGCAGAAGTAGAAGTGATTGTAACAGCAGGTGAGTGGAATCCAGCGTTGGCAATCACATATTCACCTGTGACATTAGCAGTAGCAGAAACAAATCCATTTACATTGACATTACCAAATGTACCTAGGCCAACAATGGTGATGTTACCAGTTGCACTTACATCGCCACTTGTGTTGATATTGCCCAGTGTGGCAGTGCCTGTGGCACTGATTGTACCACCTGTGTTGACATTACCCAATGTAGCAGTTCCTGTGGCACTTATTGTACCACCTGTGTTGATATTGCCCAATGTAGCAGTTCCTGTGGCACTTACTGTACCACCTGTGGCCACGTTGCCCACAGTAGCTGTACCTGTTGAACTGATTGTTCCAGTTGTTGCAATGTTACCCAATGTGGCAGTTCCGGTAGAACTGACGGTTCCACCTGTGTTGACATTGCCGCCTGTGATGTTGCCGGTAGCACTCACTGTGCCGCCTGTGTCAACATTGCCCAATGTAGCGGTTCCTGTAGAACTGACGGTGCCACCAGTGGTCAAATTGCCAACGTTGGCAGTGCCTGTGGATGTGATACCAGTTGTTTGTATTGTGTTTAGATTGGCAAGGCCAGCAGTGGTAATATTACCACCTGTGACGTTGCCGGTGGCACTCAAACTGGCTGCTTCAAACGTACCAGCAGTTGCAATATTACCAGCAGTCAAGTTGCCAGTGGAACTGATCAATCCACCTGTTAAGACATTGCCACCAAGTATGTTTCCTGTGCTACTTAGAATGCCGCTGGTTAATACGTTACCACTAGTGATGTTGCCAGTGGCACTTATAGTACCACCTGTGTTAACGTTGCCCAATGTGGCCACGCCGCCAGCACTGATTGTGCCGCCAGTTGCTAAATTACCACCGGTAATGTTGCCACTTGCTGAAGCAGTTGTGAGTGATGCGCTAACCGCAGTTAAGTTACCGGTTGCACTTACATCGCCACCTGTGTTGACATTACCCAGTGTGGCAGTTCCTATAGCACTGATTGTGCCACCTGTGGCAACATTGCCACTGGTAGCTGTACCTGTAACACTAATTGTACCACTTGAGTTTACGTTGCCAAATGTGCCTGTACCAACAGCACTGACCACGCCGCCTGTAGAAATATTGCCGCCTGTGATATTACCTGTGGCACTAACATTGCCTGCAGTGGCAAAATCACCAGCACTGAGAGTGTTTGAAACTTGAACACCTGTAGCATTGGCCTGGATACTTTGTACATCAATGTAGATACTGTTGCCAGCAAGATATAGATCTTTCCAGGTGTTGCTTGCAGAACCTAAGTTATAAGTTGCTGTTGTGGTTGGAACCAAGTTGCTGTTGACTGTTCCTGAGACTGTTAAGATATTACCAACTGTGACGTTGGCAACCACTGAAACATTGTTGGCCAAGGCCACTGTGACACTACTTACGTTGCCAGTGACTGATGCCACCGCAACAGTGATTTGATCAGTTGTTCCGTCAAAGTCAATTGTGTCGCCACCGTTGACATTTTCAGTGGTTGTGCCGTCGGAGATGGCAAAAGATGAGTTGCCCAATTGCTCGTCAACATAGAATTTTGTGGCTGCGTCAGTGTTGGCAATTGGTTCAGCAACGTTGCTGATCACCACATTACCAAAACTCACAATAGAATTAGCTGCCACTGTCAAGTTGGCAATGTTACTTTGGCCGGCAACAGTTAATCCACTAGTTACATTGGCATTCAATGTTGCGAGGTTGGCATAAGCGGTGATGTTGATTGTGGTCGAAGTTTCAGCAGTGTCAGTGAACGCTGTCACAAAGGTCTGTGCGCTTTCGTCCCAGACAAAAGCAATGTTGTTGGCAGTGCCACGTTGACCAATGAAACCAATGTCAACTGTTGGATTTCCAGTCTGTAATGATGCCAACAAGATCACAGGATCTTCAATGGTGACAATGTTGGTGTCAATGGTAGTGGTGTTGCCTTGAACTGTCAAGTTGCCTGCAACAGTAAGATTTGATCCATAGGTCAAATTGTTTGCGATTTTTCCTGCGGTGATCGAATAATCAACTAGTTTTGAACTGGCAACGATGGTTGCGTCAGTGATCTGATTATTCTTAATTCTGGTTACGGCCATGTTATAGTTCCTTTGGGTTGACATCAAAAATCGTTGACAACCACGTCAGCGATTCAAATTTACGTGTTATTTACCAAAGCCGTGAAAAAGTACACTGAGCAGTCTACTATTCAGTGTGAAATATTTTTTTGGGGGATTGCTGTTAGATTGTGCTGATATTTATCAAACTGATCAAAAGATGCAAGTTTGTGCAGGAATTCAAGTCATCCATGCAAGACAAATATCAGAACCTTAGATTTAAGTTGGTCACAGAAACTCCATCAAGATTCACAGATCCGTTGGTAGCTGACGCAAACTGATTCATGAATAAAAAACGATTGGTTCCACGCACACTGATACTGTCAGTGTAGTCAGTATAACTGGCACTGGCCCGCATGACGCCAGACACAGTGCAATTGTTAATCAACTGATTTTTAATAAATTCCACAGTGGCGCCTGGCCACTTTTGATATAGGCAAGCCACAAAGCCAGCCACTTGTGGGCAGGCCATACTGGTTCCACTGAGATAATCTATTCGAAAACTGGGATTTTGAGGATATGTTGCTCCACCATCTGCCAGGTTACTCCAAGTGCTGATTATACTATCGCCTGGTGCAAACAGGTCAATAAAGTTGCCAGTGTTACTGTAAGTGGCTTTGTTGTTGGGATCAGTATCAGGATACCCCCAAAATGCTGCCGACCCTACATTGATTGATCGTTGACTGGGATCCGTCGGACTCATGCCGCGCTGATAGTATCTGCGATTGTATTTGATGCCAATAAACTCTTGAAATATGTTGTTGTCGTAGTCGGCGCCGCCGGGCACATCAGCTGTGATTTGGTTGTTGCCGGCAGCATGTACAAACATTATGCCGTTGTCCATCAATTCGTCTACAGCAGCGTCAAACGATGAATCTCTGACAGAAAAATAGTTGTCGTTGAAATAACTGGTCATGCCCAGATCTGTGCGCACTTCGCCGCCATAATCATTGCCACGATATCGTACACGATCAAAGTTGATGTAACGATTAATGGTGCCCCAGCTGGCTGATACCACTGTGGGACGTCGAAATCCAGTCGCAGGATCAATGGGTTTGTTAAGGTGCCAACCCAGTATGCATTCAAAACTGGTGGAGATAGGTATCGCATATTCGTTTCCAGGATCATCTCCCAAAGGAATATGCATGGCATAGATCCGGGCGTTTTTGGCCCAACCATAGGTCTTAGCAGCCACTGTGCCAGCACAGTGTGTACCGTGTCCATCGTAATCCGAATAAAAATTGACATTTTGAGTTCCTGGTACTCCACTGGCTGCAAACCAGTCTATGACCTGAAATCTTGATACACCATTGGCATCTTGCCATTCGGGATGATCGGTTTGACATCCAGAGTCTTGTATCACTACATCTACACCAGTGCCGTCCAACATGTAAGGGAATTCGCCATCGTTTGCCTGTGAATAATTGGAGTAGTTGCTGGTCACACAGCGATACATGCCCCAGTTCAGTGCCACAGTGGAACTGGAAAAATAACTCCAATTGCCGCGTTGCACTGCACATGGTACGGCAATCAAGTCAGGTTGTTGTTCTGGAGGAATTTCTACGGCCAAAACTCGTGGATCAAGTCGTAGAGCTTCTGCTTCGGCATCAGTCAAGGCATAGTGACACTGTCGTTGCATCACTGATCGGTCATTGACAATGGTCACTGCTCGTTCAGGTACAGCCACACTGTGCTGACCGGCAGTTTCCATTTCTTGCCAAAAGGCATAGTAGTCCACGCCTTTGTTGAGAATTACGTTGTATTCACGTTCCATATGCTGTTAGACCAGATTGACCCAGGCACCGTTTTCGTAACCTTGAATTTTGTTATCAGTGGTGTTATAAATTAAATCACCGTTGACTGGGGTCAATGCGTCTCGTTGACCGGTGGTTAAACTGGCCAGTCTAAACGGTGAACCGGTTACTTGTACCACTGTGGCTGCTCCCAGTGTCAGACTGGTGCTGGAAATCAGTTGTGGAGTTCCTGCACCGCCGCCCACAAAGTTTGCGGCTATTACATTGCCCGAAGCACTGACACTCCCGGCAGTGAGTAAGTTGCCACCAGTGACGTTGCCAACAGCAGAAAAAATGCCGCTTGATAAGACATTGCCACTGCTCACGTTGCCAGTAGTACTGACAGTGTTACTACCAAACCCAGCCAACAGTGTGACCACATTACTATTGCCCTATGTGGCCGGTAATCCGCTCAACTGCGATCCATTACCAAATATATAAGAACCAGTGACGTTACCGGTGGCACTGACACTCCCGGTGGTGCGTAAGTTTCCACCCGAAACATTGCCAGTGGTACTGACAGTATTGCTGCCAAATGCAGACAACAGCGTGACCACATTGCTATCGCCGTAACTGCTGGCAGCAATACCAGTCAATTGCGATCCGTTGCCAAATATGTATCCTCCAGTGACATTGCCAGTGGTACTAACTGCATCGATACCTAAATTTGACAACAGTGCAGTGACGTTTGAGTTGCCATAGCTGGACACAATGCCGGTCAACTGACTGCCATTGCCTATGAAGAAACTACCAACGTTGGTAGTGATGTTGCCCAGCGCACTGACTACACCAGTGGTTCTAAGGTTGGCTCCGTCAATGTTGGTACCTGCGCTGAGTATGTTAACCGTAATTACGTTGGCAAGAATGTTGCCGTTATAGGTGGGCAAGTAAGCAGCCACATTACTGTTGCCATAACTGCTGGTTGCAATACCAGTCAATTGCGATCCATTGCCAAATATGTACCCACCCGAAACATTGCCAGTGGTGCTGACTGTGTTAGCACCTAGATTTGACAACAATGTAGTGACGTTTGAGTCGCCATAACTGCTGGCAGCAATACCAGTCAACTGCGACCCATTACCAAGGATGTACCCACCACTGACATTGCCAGTGGTACTGACAGTATTAGCACCCAAATTTGATAGCAATGTAACAACGTTTGAGTCGCCATAACCACTGGCAGCAATGCCAGTCAACTGGCTGCCATTACCAAATATATATCCACCCGAAACATTGCCAGTGGTACTGACAGTATTAGCACCTAGATTTGACAACAGTGCAGTGACATTGGCATTGCCATAACTGCTGGCAGCAATGCCAGTTAACTGGCTGCCATTACCAAGGATGTACCCTCCACTGACATTGCCAGTGGTACTGACTGTGTTACTGCCTAAGTTTGACAACAGTACAGTGACATTGGCATTGCCATAACTTGATACAATACCAGTGAGTAGTGAGCCATTGCCCCGGATAAAAGATCCAGTGACATTGCCAGTGGTACTGACAGTATTAGCACCTAGGTTTGACAACAGTGCAGTGACATTGGCATTGCCATAACTGCTGGCAGCAATGCCAGTCAACTGAGATCCATTGCCAAATATATAAGAGCCAGTGACATTGCCAGTGGTACTGACAGTATTAGCACCTAGATTTGACAACAATGTTGTGACATTTGAGTTGCCATAACTTGATACAATACCAGTAAGTAGTGAGCCATTGCCACGGATAAAAGAGCCAGTGACGTTGCCAGTGGTACTGACAGTATTACTGCCAAATGCAGACAACAGCGTGACCACATTACTGTTGCCATAACTGCTGGTAACAATGCCAGTCAACTGGCTGCCATTGCCAAATATATATCCACCCGAAACATTGCCAGTGGTACTGACTGTGTCACTGCCTAAGTTTGACAACAATGTCGTGACATTGGCATCGCCATAGCTGGACACAATACCAGTCAACTGCGAACCGTCGCCCAAGATGTAAGAGCCGGTGACGTTGCCTACAGCGTCAACGTTTCCAACGCTGGCATTCCCAGTGGTTACAAGATTTCCGCCAATCACATTGCCTTGCGCACTGATTACGCCAACAGTTGATACATTGCCGGCAGTAACATTGCCTTGCGCAGTAACAATTCCAGTGGTAACAATGTTTGCGCCACGTATATTACCAACCGCAGTGACTTGGCCGTTTGTGGAAACGTTACCGGCAGTGACATTACCTGACACATTGGCAGTAGCGGCAAAAACACCACTGGACAAAATTATTGATGTGGCAAGAACGTTGCCGGCCGCTGACACGGTACCGGCTGTTCTCAAGTTGCCTGCATCAACATTGCCGATTATGTTGGCTACGCCACCGATTGACACCCCAGTGGATCTAAACACAGCCACATTTGCTGTGCCAGCAATTTCTATTATTGCGTTACCACCGCTGCTGTCAATACCGATAACCGATACACCGTTGGCGATCTGAGTCACAGCCACATTGCTGGTCACAGTAACGTTGCTCAAATAGCCGCCGTCTCCAAACAGGTAGTTGCCACTGACATTGCCAGTGGTTGTTATATTGCCTGTGCCACTAACAATGCCTGATCCAAATAGTATGTTGCCACCAGTTACATTGCCAATGAAATAATCAGCGTCAATGTTTCCAGTCACATTAACTATATGACCAGTGCTGGGTTGCAAATCTATATTGCCCGAATATGTAACTGCTACTATGGCATTTCCAACACTGTTTGTAAGGGCAGAAATTGTAGTGAGGCCGGCTAAAAATCTCACTTGAATTAAATCACTGACTTCAGGTGGTGATGACATGGTCAACACATTGCCCACCACTGAATAGTCAATGTCAGGAGTCTGATTAATACCGTTGATTGTCAACAACACACTGGGCGAAGTTGCAGCCTGATCCAGTGTATAAACCAAACTGCTGCCGTCAGGGCTGATTGTTTGATTGGTAATTGAAAATGTGTTGCCGCCACTGCCGGCTGCAATCCAGGCATCGCCGGTGTAGGTTTCTAAATTTTCGGTAAATGTGTTGAATCTAACCGTTCCAATGGCTGGAATAGCTGGCCGCTGATCAGTGTTACCAGATGGTATTGTTACGCCACCTGTTCCGGCTATGGTCACAAGTCCGTTGCCAGTAGCGGCCAATGTGATATTTCCGTCGGCTAACGTAGTTGATACAGTGGTATTGGCCACTGTTAAGTTGCCAATTATCACGTTACCGGGATTGTTGGTGACACCAATAGCACCCACATACTCGTAGCCTGCAATGTAAACTACATTGCCTGCGGTCAACACTGTGGGAATGGTTTCGCCAATAAAGTTCAGTACACCAGCCTGTGTATCAAAATAGTATTCGCCTACTCCACCGATACCAGCAGAAAATATCTGTGTGCCTGTGGCTTGAATGTTGGCTGCACTGGCTGGTCCTACGTAGACTTTTGGCAACCATGTGGCTCCAAATTCTTGCGGAATCCAGTATGGCACATTTGACAACCAAGTGGGACGTATGCCACCAATGGGTGGTACAGTGGTATCTGCTGAACACTGTACGGAATTTGAGTTTACGCGAGCATTACTAATACCAGTGATTGGCCCGGCAGTTGCGGTAATTTGGTCAGCTTGCATCCATACAATATCGCCACGCAGAAACGCTGGCGATGCTATACTTTCGTTTGACGCACTTTTAGTTGCAGAGTTGGCAGTTTTTGCAACACCTTGCAGTTTCTTAAACAGTAGGTCGACATATTGTGAGATTGAAATGGCCATCAGTTACTCGCTGTCTTGAATGATAGACCAGTTACTGATTGGCCGGATGTGAGTGCTATTCTCACATAGATTTCTCCAGTAGCAGTGTCCGAACTGGATACTGTACCAAAGGTACAGGTCTTACTGACGCTGGCTGTGGAGACATTTGGAACCACTACACCGCCTAAACTGCAACCATCGGATCCATTGCCGGGTGCGTTGATGCCTGGGTAACCACTGCCAGCATACGCTACAGTCATATCTATCCAGCCATTGGCACCAGAACTGGAATCAATTGCTGATCCTGGCAGTGCTACCCAAATACCAGCCACATTGCCGGCATAGGTAATGTCAAACTTACTGACATCAGTTCTCACAAACTTAACAGTGAAGTACTGTGTACCTGTACGGCCTGCGCTGAGATTGGGTCCAACAGGCAAGTAGCCGGAGGCATAGTTGGTTTGATCATGCTTGAGTACGCCCTGAGATCCGGTGCCCACCACTGTGGCATCATAAGTTTCTAATGTTGAGCTCTGACTGTTAAAGTTTACTTCGCTGCCGGTGTAGACTGGTGTATTACCAGAACCGGGATTGATAATACGAACAGCATTGCCTGATCCGGTACCAACACCAGTGACCACAATGTTGCCTTCGTCAACTGCAACAGCAGAACCGGACTTGTACAACACTGTGTTGCCTAATGCTGTGGTCAATGTCAACGTGCCAGTTGAGTAACTGTTGTTAACGCTGATGCTGGGACCTGTTGAGCTGGCGCCAAAGCCTGTGGTTATGTTCGCAGTGGTTGAGAATGATGCACTTGCAAACGAGTTAAGAACATTGCTGCCAATATTGCTGGCGTTGTAGTTGACTGACGCAGGTGCCGCAAAGCTGCCAGCGGCTGATCCAGAAGCCAGTGTGTTTGATGTTGGGTAGGTATTACCACTGACGTTGGCCACATTGGCACTGATTGTAAATCGTGTGGCATTTGTGTAGTGCGGAATAGTACTACTGTATAACAGAGTCGGTGATCCTGGAGGAGTCATTGTGCCGCCACTAAAACTAGGAGCAGCAGGACTGCTGTTGTCATAGTACCAAACAGGTGTATTGGTATTGCCTGTGGCAGAATCAGCAATGTAAACTTCGTTCCATCCAGCAGGTGCCGCAGTGCCTGAGACAGATGACGAAAACACATACCAAAATCCTGCGGCAATGTTTGCATTGGCATTGCGGTAGTCAAAGTTATTGGTTATCACCAAGTTGCCACCGTAGGTGCCATTGGCTGTGGGTGTTGCATCAGTGTTCAAGGTCACATCGCCCACTGCGGTACCATTACGAACCGCAGTGATTGTGCCGGAATCGCCTGGACCTACAGTGCTGATAGTGTTGGTAGAATAAGTGGCAGCACGAAGCACTGTAGTAACAGTGGCGCCGGCTGCAACAGATTTATTAGCAGCAGGTGTGTTGTCCACCTGTGTGATGTTGGCCATTCGATAAGTGGCTGTACCGGCGATTGACAGTGTCTGTCCGCCGGGAAAGTTAGCAGGGGACGGCGGTACTAATTTTCCCAGCACTGTGTTTAGCTGTGTGATACCGTCTGTGACAGTTGTTGTTGTGGTCAAGGTGACAGCGTTGCTGACAAGGTTACCCAGAGTATTGGTCCCCATCGGAATAACATTGCCTACAACACCAATGTCTCCTGCAGATGCCCATTCTAAGTTGCCCAGTCCGTCGGTAGATAAAACATAATTTGCTGTGCCGCCGGTGATTGTGATGTTGGCAGTTGAGCCCAGTGACAGTACACCAGATGCAGCCGAAATAGCATTGGCTGACAGTGTCACTCCATTGGCAGTAACATTTCCTATAACACTTATAGAATTAGCCGAGATATTACCAGTTACATCAAGTTCCACTGTTGGAGCAGAGTTGTTAACACCAACTCTGGCGTTTGTGACATCCACAAAGATAACAGGGGTATCGGCCACTGTGTCAGAAATTGCCAGATTAGCACCATCTCTTTCGAGATTGTCCTTTAACATCTGCCCTGCAATTTTACTGATAGCCATTGATTTTTTCCCTTATAGGGTATTTAGTTGATAAAAATATTCAAGTTGTGCTGTGGATCACGTTAACGGGCATGCCCAACGGAGGAGCACTGGTAAATGTAATGTCAAATCCTCCATTCACTGTGTAATTGGTAACTGGTATCTGGTATACACTGCCAATAAACACAATGATCTGTTGTGCTGTTGCTTCTTGAACTGACATGGTAAACACTGTGGTTGTTCCATTGCCCACAAAGTTGTCCACAGTGTATGCAATAGACCCACCAGCAGACACTGACGACCATACAGCACCGTTGTAAAATTCAATCAATCCTATGTCGGTATTGAATCGAAATTGTCCAAATACAGGTGCATCAGGACGGGTGGCTGAATTCCCGGCTGGCATAACAACTGATGTGCTGCCAGATTCTAGTCGTCGATTTTTAGCCCAGTTTCCCATGTTAGATTGCAATTGAACTCACTGTTACAGTGACACAATTTGCAATGTTTGCTTCGACATCAATGAGATCACCGTTGTCTAATATAAGTCTTTCTGTTGATATGACATAGGTATCACCTATGTTGCCACTGCCAGCAGTAAGTAAAATTTGATTGTAAATCATATTGTCAAAACTAGCACCAACGCTGTCGTCACTGTTGATTGCAAATACATTGACAGAAACATCTGTTCCTGTTGTGTTGCACAAATATATTGTGGTGATTGCCTGTTGTCCAACTGCCGTAAATACAGTAGTTGGTGTAGTTGCTGTTAATCGTGTATTGGTGATTGCCATTTTATTTTAATTCCTTAAAGTACAAGACCATATACAATAGCCCTGTGTTTGCTAACTAATTCGTCGTCAACTGTTGTGCTTTTGACGTACACGCCTGTGCCGCCTTCACCTACTGCGCCGTTAAACAGTGCGGCAGAGTTTGCTGTTGCTGTGGGTGTTGTGGCTATGTTGCCCAACACCAATTGTCCTATTATGTTTACTTTGCTGTTTGCAACGTCAAATGTAAATGCACTATTGCCAGTAAACACATTGCTCACGTTAAACTGAACAGAATTGTTTGGTAGTCCGGGGCTAGTACTGGGTATTACTCCAGCAAGAATTGCCTGGTACGGAGATATTTGATCGCCTTGGGCATTGACGCTGTCACTGATTTCCCAATCGCCTGACACTGTATTAAATCTCAATCCAGCAAAGGAAGTAGTTGTTTTTTGAGCCACCAAGCCCATGCTTTGTATGGCCCCGTTGTTGTTGGCAGCAACAGTGATGAACGGATCTGTAACTTTGAGTTCACTGGAATTGATATATGTAATATTACCAACAACATCAAGATTGGCATTGATGGTCATGAGGCCAAGACCATTTGCCACTGTAATGGTATAGTCGCCGCTGGTAGTTTTTACTGTAGCCATTTAAAGATCCTTTTGATTATTTATCCGCATTACAAAGGTAGTTAAATCCTCGTGAGTCATGTTTTTAATCCGGTCTAACTCTGGCAATCGTGCTGTGGTGTTGCCGCAAACTCGAATAAATTCTGTATTTGGATAGTCTTTGGCAATGTTTGTCAGTTGTTTTACCCAGTTTCCAGTGAATGTTGGGCGTGAATCGTTGGGCTTGTAAAACTCTGTACCGGCATACATGTTGTTAAACTGATTATTTACATCAGGACCCATGTCAAATCCTATCATGTAAATTCTACCGTGCTGGTCTTTGGCTGCAATGCCCACAGCATTTGGGCCCGAACTAAATCCATAATATTCTTTGGGCACAGACACCGCGCCTAAACCAGGGATGGGTTTTCTTGTGTAGAATCGATGTCGCGCAGAGTATCCGGTTTCCTGTATCAGCTGGGCAATTGGACGATCTGTGGCCACAAGAACATCTGGTGTAAACTCTCTATAAAGAGCATTGCACCCGTACACTTTTCCCAATGTTTGAATATGCTCCAACGGCAGTCCAGACCTGCTGACTCCGTTGCCCAACACAAATGCTATAGTCATAAAAAATCCCCACGATATTTAACCGTGGGGATTGCAAGTGTCAAATTAAGATGTAGTTTTTTCAACTTGAGCAAGGCCCAGTGTGCCATCACTGTTTTGTGCTGTGCCAGCCCAGGTAGCTGTTTCGGCGCCACTCTTGGTAAATGTGCTTTCGTCTGTGAAGAAGTTGGCCACATACTCAATGTCATTGATGACTTGACCAGGATTCCAAACATCACCAGAATCAGCGTTGCCGCCTGTGGCACCACCGTTGAAGTCTTGTGCAAATTTGTTGGTCAGCTTGCTGATGTACACTTCTGTACTGTCGCCGCCCACTGCCATAGCAATACTCATGTTGCCCACTGTTGGAGTGTTACTGTCTGTGAGTACACAATTTCCAACCAACAAACCAGTACCATTTTGTGGATCAGCACAAACTGCTGTGCAAGTGAAAATTGTACCTGCTATAGCACCAACTGGAGCACCCATTTGTTGCCAGTCTGTGGTATCCAATGTGAGAATCATATAACTTGCGCCAACTACAAATTCTTCATCATTGAGAACAGTATTACTTACAACTAAAAATTTATGAGAACCTTTTTGACGTATGATACGTCCTGTGGCAACGCCTTGACCTGTTCCGCTTGGCAGTGCAATGTTTACTTGACAACTGACCACTGGATAACTTGCGCTTGGTGTACTGATAACTGGAGCACCACCCACCACGCCAGTGAATGGAACTGGTGTTGTTGCAGGAGATGGCAGCACTACTGTGTCAGTCTCCATGCTGGTTGGAGCAGCAAATGGAGGATAAGCTATGTCAACTGGTACAGATTGTGCTGTTGTACCTTGATTGCTGGGATCATAAAAGATTCCAGACATAGGTGAATTTTTTGCTATTTTTAAAGGACGACCCATTTTGTTTTCTCCTTAAAGAAGTCCGATGCGGGTTCTAGCCGCTACGCAGGGGTCTTAAGCCTGCATAAAACGCATGATTGCGTTGACAAGTATTTATGCAGACATGATATTTTAACGCCCGCTGAATAACATGTAAATATTGCCATGCAAAACACAGAACAACTCATTGCTCAAGGCAATACCTACAGAGAACAACACCTACCTGAGCAGGCCCTGCAACAGTATGCCATAGCCATGGCCTTTGATAGAGGCTCATCCAGTGCATTCAACAACTACGGCAATGTGCTGAGAGAAATTGGTGATCCTGCAGGTGCTGTTCCTTTTTTACAACGTGCCATACAGCTGGATCCTGCCAATGTAACACATCATTTTAATTTGTCAGTGGCCTACTTGCTGGGCGGAGACTATGTTCGCGGATGGCCTGCCTACGAAGCACGGCACAATTTTGAACATTTAAAAGGCACAATTCCCAATTATCCTTGGCCCGTATG